TCTGAATTATTTTGACCAGAATAAATTGTTGTACCATTTGCATAATCACTTGCTAAATCAAAAGCATTAGTTCCACCAGCAGGATCACCAGAATTTTCCCATGTACCATTTTTTCCAAACCAACCATATCCATTATCTAAATCCATTGCTAACATAATAATGTCGTTAGTTGTATAGGTAGAAGTAGAATTAGTACCACCTGTTACTGTAGCTGCACCTTGACTAGAACCATTTAAGTAATACCTAATTTCAGTAACATTATCTTGCCAATAAATATTTGATGAAGAAGAAAATAATGATCTTTTACCATCAATGAAACTACCTTCAGTTATAAAACCAATTTGTAAATTTGTAGGCACTGTAACTTTAATTTCCGCATACCATTTACCTTGAGTTGGTATAATAGTTCCAACAGTTCCATCATAACTTAATGCACCACCAGACATTTCTAAATTACCCTCTGCTAATGTTGCATCAGTTGTAATATTACCATTCCAAGTACAAAAATTATTCGTAGGAATATCTGTAGATTGATCTACGCTTGTTAAATTATTTACAGTAAAGTCGTTATCATTTCCTGATACATCATTTCCTAAACTAGATGAATCTGCAAAATCAAGATAAAATCCGTTGGTGCCAAAAGATCCAACTTGAGCACCTATTGGTTTCGGAACCCAAATGTTTGTAGCCGAGTTAGTCTCACCAAAATAACTAGCATCAAGTTGTTGTCCATCAATGTAGACAAACTCTGCCATATATCCGTCAAAAAGTGTGCTTTGTTCAGACTCTTTACCTATTCTATTTAATTCAGCCGCACCTATTTTAATATCTAAATTTTGAGCTGGATAAGTTTCTGTTCCAAAGTCTGTAACCTGTGTTCCATTTACATAAAATTTAACTCTATCTGATGATGTGCTTTGTGTTGTATCAAAAGCTATTACAATATGATACCAAGCACTGACATCTCTAAATACTTGTGTTGTTGTTAATTGAAAACTGTCTGCAACACTTCTAAAAGTTAAAGTATCTCCACTTTCAAACCTAATAAAATTTCTATCTGTTGAACCAGCGGCAATTATAAGATTTTCTGCACCTAATTCTGATCTTTTTATCCATACTGATATTGTTCCTATATCATGTGATGTTCCATCTCCTGAAAATGTTTTTTCTAAATAGTCTGAACTATCATCATCAAATCTCAATGAATTGGTTACAGCAGTCGCTGTAATTGGCCATTGATTATTCTTTTTATAGTTTAAAACATCATTGATTCTCCATACACCTTTTGCTACTCCTGCCAGTCCTCCTGTAGGTGTATTCGCTGGTCCAATTATTCCTCCGTTTCTTCTTGCCATTATCTTGCCGTCCCCGCAGTTTTAGTTGACGTAACAAATGGGTTTTCTGCAAATGCCATGTAGATAAATGAGTTTCCACTTCCGTTTTGTTCTGCACTTGTACCACGCAATTTAAACCCATTTGAAACTAGATCAATATCGTATGTAGAAGATGAACTTTCTGCACCAGATGAGTTGGCTTCTAATCTAACTCCTATAACATTAAATGAGTTTGCTCTTTTGTTATCAAATAATTTCCATGAACCTGTAGTATCTGTTCTTTTTATAAGTACCCAAGCTGGTTTAAATCCTGTATAAACAAATGGTCCATCTGCGTTTCCATTGCCTGTATATGATCCCATTTTAGAATAGCCTTGAATACTTGTGAAGGCATAAAATACAAATGTTCCACCACTTGCATTAATACTTGATGCTGTACCTACAGTAAAAACAGAAGAAGTTGGTTCTGTATCATTATAAACTGAACTTGAATTAGTAAAAGCATTTGTACCGTTTAATTGTGATGTTTTAGTTGCACCCAAAGAACCATGTTGAGTTCTCCATGCACTTGTACTATTTCTTCTTTTTGTAATAATAAATTCTGGTTTTTTTCCAAGTCCATGACCTATGGTAGAATTAGTTGCATTACCTGTATAAAGTCCAACACTAAATCCAGCAGTAGTATTAGCAGAAACAGTTGATGTTATATCTCCGTCTGTGTTTGATGCAGTTCCGTTTGCAGCTAACCAATTCCAAGCAACAAAATTATCACCACTACTATTAACTCCTTCGTGATTACCAACTGTAAATCCATCTGAGTCAAAAGATGTTAATCCTTCTGATAATGTAGTTTCTGCTGTAGTATCTGTTGTGTCTAAAGATTCAGTAACACCTCTAACTGCATCAAATAATCTTGGTCTATCAGCATCAGTTCTATCTTTAATCCAAACCCAATCAGGTTGAAAATTAACGCCTGTTATTACATTACCGCCACTCCCTATAGCAGTGCCATTACCAGCATAAAGAACAGTATTAAAATAAATTGTTGGGTCGTCTATAGTTGTATAAGCCATTATCCAAACTCCGCTAAATTTTTTGTGTTCCAAGCATAACCTGTTTTTGTGGTATACTCAAAATTACCATGTCCATTAGGATCACTATTTCCAGATGATATGGTAACTGATGGGTTACCAAAATTAATATTATAATTACCATCAGTAACATCATAAGTATCACCAATAATTGGAATCCAAGTATCCCCTTTATCAGTTGGTAATGTGATTGTTTGTTTTAAAGTATCATTTTGATAAAACTCACAATCTCCAGCATCTAAATCTAACATAAAACTAAATATATCACCATCAGAGTAGGAATAAGAACTTGTCACTAGAGTTCCAAAATTATAAAACTTATCTGTATTTCTAAAACCCATAAACTTATCTCCACCTAAAGATGCAGTAGGATTATCATTAATTATTTCTGCTGTAGTGATACCTAACAAAACATAGTTAGCTTCATTTGCTTTTACTTCCCAATACCATTTACCAGCGGTGGCTGCCATAGTTCCAACTGTCCAATCTCCATCCATAGTACCTACAAATTTAGTATTACCTTCTGAAAAAGTTCCATTACCTGATCTTGAAGATAATGAATTTAATGTTGCAAAATTATTGCTTGGTGTATCTGTTGTTTGGTCTATGCTAGTTAAATTATTAGCAGTAAAATCATTTCCATTTCCTGAAGTATCATCACCCAAAGCTGATGAGTCAGAGAAATTTAATTTAAATCCGTTGGTGCCATACGTTCCTGCATATGCTTTTGGTCCCCAAATTCCTGAAGGGTAAGTTCCACCAAAGCTAGTAGGTGTAAGTTGTTGTCCATCTATAAAGATATATTCTGCCATATAACCATCAAAATGTTTAGAATTATCACCTCTTGAACTTAGTCTTAATTCAAGACTATTATTAACTTCATTATCATAATTTAATGATGGATATGTTTCAGTTGAAAATGATGTTTCCTGAACTCCATTAACATAAAGTTTAGCTCTATCACTTGAAGTGCTTTGCGTTGTATCTACTGCTAAAACTATATGATACCAAGCTCCAACATCTCTAAATAGTCTATTTGTTGTTAATCTCCAAGTTGCACTACCTGATGTTTCTTCTATTACTTCTAAAGTATCTCCACTTAAAAAAGCAAATTGAAAATCATTTGAAGAATTTGGATAAACATTAAAAAACATTTGATGAGTTCCAAGAGCACATCTTTTAAGCCAACACGAAATTGTAAAAGTTCTTCTGTTACCAGCACCTTGTGTTTGAGTTAAATAGTCTGAACTCCCATCATCAAATCTACATGAGTTATTAAAAGTTGTTAAAGGATAAACAAGAGGCCAGGTTCCTGCAAGTTGAGCCTGGTATTGATCTTCTAATGCCCATACACCTGAAGCCACAGACGTGGTTGGTGTATTTAATTTACCTATGATTCCACCGTTATCTCGGGCCATTAGCTAATTCCTTTCGATCCATCAGCGGATCTCCTATGCGTCGTCTATTATTTCGTAAGAAATAGTACAGACTAAATCACCTGTTGCGCTTGCTCCACCTTCAATTGAATCTCCTTCTTCTAAATAAAAACCGTTGTTTTTATCTATCACTGATAGTGTAGCATCTGCAGGTACTGCTATAGTGCTCGCTAATGCTCTAGTGTTTGACTGGTCGTTGTATGTAATTGTAACATCAGCGGAACTAGTTCCATCGATGTTAGCAACTAATATTGAATTAATTTTGTAAACTTTATCTGATGCACAAGTTAATAAAGTTGTAGTGACTGTAGTTCCTAAGGCAAACGTATCCGTTTTACCTAAAATTGAACTTACATTTACTATATTTGGTGCTGCCATAATTTACTCCTTTTATCCGAAAACAATTGCCATTGCAATAGCTTTTCCTGTTGTAATTCCGCTTGATATAGTGCTAAAACTCAAGGCTCCTGATCCATCAGTAGTTAATGCCTGACCACTTGAACCATCAGCTGTTGGTAAAGTAAAGGTTGTGCTTGAAGAAACTGTAGTACCAGCTTTTAAACCAATATATTGACCACCACTTGAATCTTCAAACCTAACTTCATTTTGATTAACTAAATTAATACCAGAAGAGTTACTTAAAATATCTTCTATATTTGGATTAGTTCCATCATCAGCTTTTGCAAATAAAATTTTAGTTCCTTTATCCGTTGTTGAAAAAGTGACACTATTTCCAGAACCACTGACATATTTAAATTGAACAGTGTAAGCACCTGAAGTTGAATTTTTTATAATATAAAAAGTTTGAACATCTAATGGAATTGTTACAATTTGATTTCCTGTAATCGTACCTGTAAACTCAATCATTCTATGTGCAAGTTCTGCACCTGTTGATCCATCTGATACTGCTAAAGCAGTAGTTTGTGCACCGCCAGCAATTGACTTTTGAATAAATCCACCAGAGATTTGTTCTATAATATTTAAATTGGTATTAGTTTTTGTTCCCCATGTACCAGCGTTTTCGCCAGTTGCCATTAGTTCAACACCAAGAGGTGTGTAAGTTGATGCCATATTTTATCTCCTATGCGACGTCACTATAACTTGTATTTGATCCAGTTGCAACATTTGAATACGATGTATTCGAACCTGTTGAAACCCCACTATAAGATGTATTTGATCCAGTTGCAACATTTGAATACGATGTATTCGAACCTGTTGAAACCCCACTATAAGATGTATTTGAACCAGTGTCAACATCCTCGTAATGTATGATAAATGGAGTAGTTACAGAGGCTGTCATAGATAGCCCTGTTAGCCCCATAACTTGGTCTTTAGGATCTATGGTTCCAACATTAGAACTAAAAGATACACCTGTTAGACCCATTACTTGATCTGAAGGATCAATAGTTCCAACAGAAGTTGTGGAAGCAATACCTGTTATTGGCACAGCTACAGAACCAATTCCTTGAATGATACCTATACTAGATTCTATTTCAAAACCCGTTAAAGCAGCTGCATCGTTAGGTACGACTATGCTTCCTAAAGTGCTTGTTGCAGATAAACCTGTTGGTTCAACAATAGTTACAGTTTCAATAGTAGGTGTTCCAAGAGAAGATGTAATTGCATTTCCTGTTACAGATACATCTTCATTAGGTGCGACTGCAGTACCTTGAGCTGATGTAATTTGTTGACCTGTTAAACTAACGCTTTGATCATTAGGATCAAGTACACCAACAGCTGAAGCTACTTCTTGACCTGTAATACTTGGTGTTACAGAAATTTCTATTGTTAAACTATCAACAGAAGAAGTAGATTGTTGACCTGTTGGACTAACTGTTACATCTACTACATTTGTTATTGAGCCTAAGGAAGAGGTTGCAGCTATTCCCGTTGGTTCTACGTCAGCAGAAATGTTAAATGTAACTGAAGGATTTAATGTAGAACTAATCTGTAGTCCAGTAAGACTAACTACCTCACCAGAAAGATCTCCCCATGAACTAGTGCCATAAGGTTTAGCACCCCAACCTGTACCTAAAGCAGTATCTTCACCCCAGTAGGCTTGGCCCCAGGTAAGTCTACCCCATCCAGACATGGGTTACTCCTATGCTAATCTTATGATTGCGTTACTTGCGTCTGCTGTTGGAAATTGAATTTGAAAAGTTCCGTTAGTTGCAGTTTTATCAGAACCAAAAGCAATTGCACAAACTGCTTTATCAGACTGAGAAGAATTATAAATTAAACAACCATTCGCTGTAAAAGAAGCTGATGTCCAACTTGTGTCTGCAAAATCACAAACAGCTGTTGAAGAATCTAAAACAGGAGTTACACTTGTTAGTGTGTTTCCACCAGCACTATATGCTGATCCTGATGTATTAGTGATTTCGTTTGTAGTACTATAAGCAGTTGTTCCTGCTCCTAAAGTTGCTGAACTTGTAAACAACGCAAGTTTAAATGTATCACCTGTAGACGCAGTAAAATTGTGAGTTCCAACTAAAATTTCTTGTTTGAAACTGTTACAAATTGCCGATGTTATTGCCATAATTTATCTCCTATTAAGGTGACGGTGAAGGAATTGGAATACGAACAGTACCATCTGTGTAATCGTCCCTTTTACGTCTACCAAGTTGCTCTGCAGCAAACTTATCTATCTCTTGTTTATACTTATTTTCGTACAGTGTCAACATATCGATTGGACCTTTTAAAAATCCATACGCCTCTACTAAACAGGCATATAATAAACCATTGCCAAAATATTGACTAATATAAGTCGTTGTATTTGAGCTCGATAATCCTGTTGGAATAGCCTCATAGTGAATTTTAAAAACGTATGTAGTATCTGGTGCAGGAGCTAATAATAATGTCCCTGAAGTGGTATCACTGACTCCAGTTGCACCACCAAACATGGCATAATATTTAGGTTGAGCTCTAGATGAAGTTTCTGTTGATGGCACATATTCTTGTAAGTAAGACTCATCTTTCTTTTCTAACCATCTATTTGCACCTGTAGATGCAGAAGTAGAATCATATACTTGTACTCCTTTTACAAATAAAGTTTTTGCAGGAACGTTAATAGTATTTTGTCCTGTAACTAAATTTCCAGTTGATTGTTTTTTATACGCATCTATTGGAACATCTCTTAAAATTCTAAGTTCAGCATTTTCTATAAATTGATCTGTAATTGTAGAAGTTAAAACATTTGTATCAACTTCTGTGTAATCTGAAATTGCTGTTGTCAAAGTTGCGTATGTAAATCCTGCCATTATGGTGTTAATGTTACTGGACCAGCGGTCACAAACATTCCTCCTGCTTTTTCTGTGACAGTTGGTGTTGCACCTAAAGTGAAACTATAACTGTCTGAATTAATTTTAGTTATACTATATCCTGATGAATTTTCAAATACTGTGTAAGCAACTCCTCCTGGAGACCCATCTACATTTCTAAACCTAACTGTATCTGATGTGCTTCTACCATGATTTGGTTCAGTTACAGTCACTGTTGCTGATGCAGATATTAAAGAAAAAGGATTACCAGGCAATAAATTCTGTGTTGCAGGTTCTGTTCTAGCTGGTCTTGCATTATATAAACCTTGAGCATCTGCACCTTGATTTTTAGGTTGTAATTGTGGTTGTTTAGCCTCGAATTCTGAAACATGCACCAAGGAACCATTCCATTCTCTTACCATTTCTTGATATGGAAATTCCATACCCGATCTATCTGATATGGCTTTTGCGTATTTTCCTTTTGATAAATTAGACATTTGGATAATAAGTTTTTGGTGTTATGAAAGAACTAGATGAAGAGCCATCTTCTTGTAAAGCTCTATTTAATTCATCTTCGTATAATAATTTCATTTGTTGAACTAATTGTGGATTAAATTTTTGAGCTAAATAAAAAGCTAATCCTGAAACCATACATGGTACAAATCTATATGGAACATCTGTAGCATTAGTGTAATTTCCTACATCTTGTATTCTTTTAACATAATAATAATTAATTTTTTCACCAGCTTCTGAAGTACCTGGAGTTAAATATAAAGTGATAGTTACTCTATCAATAAGTCTTTGAACAAAATATTGAGTAGGTTGTCCATTTGAAGTTTTATTCGAAAGAGATTGGTATTCTGATCTATTTATTTTTGTAAGAGGAAAATCTATATTATCAGAGTTTCTATAAGAAGCTTCTAACACATCATCAACACCATAAACAGCTGTTGCGTCTGATGTACCATCAGCTGTTGATCTAAACATTGTATATGTTGCTTGGTTGTTTACTAACGTAATTGAATTGTTTGCAACTTCCCAATAATGCAGGCCTCTATTAGCCCACTCTTGAAACATTATATTAAGAGAACGTCTTGCAGTACGTAACTGATTTCCAGATACGCCTTGCATACCTATTCTTTCATAAGACTCTTCTATTATCTCATCTATAGCAAAAGTCTTATCGAAAGTTGCAGTTCCAGAAGTTGTATTAGCCATAGTTCTCCTAACTTGTTAAATATGGTCCTGAATATTTTTCAGTATAAACAGTATACGCTGTTATTTTAACTGTGTTTGATACAAATACTCCATTTGGAAATATTATACCATCTTCTGGTAAATTTAAGGTATAACTTTTTCCATCAGGTATATCTACATCACATAAAGTATCACCATTATTATCACATAAAGTTAATCTTGCAGCACCTGTTCCATCTGGAGAAACAGAAATTGCTCTTAATCTTACAGGCATATCAACACTACTCAATGCATAAGGTAATTGTTGAATTGAATCACCAGAACTAGCAGACGCTGCAGTTGTTCCGTTAACTCCTCTTGTTACTGTTGTTAGTCCTGATCTTGATGCACCAACAGTAGGTAAATAGCCTGATAGAGATGTAGCATCTTCTAATTGTGCTCCCCAAACTAAAATACTTTTTGAGTTATCTCCAGTAACAGTGGATCTAAAATGGTTACTCGTATCAGGAGTCCCTCCTGAGTTAGCTTGAATAAGTTGAATACCAGCAGTATTACCAGTAGTCATAGTAATTGAACATCTAAACCAACCATTACCTTCATCTGAAATTGATGCAGTTGCGTTTTGTGTTGTAACAACAGTCCCTGTGCTTAAATTAAATTGTCCACCTGAAGAATTTGATGCTCCAACCTGCAATACTAAATTTACAAAATTAAAACCATCTGCTTTACAAAAAACAGAAAAGGTGTCATCAATACTAGGGTTAATAGAAGCAAAAGGCCCTAACATACTAGCGTTTGTAGCAGAAGGTGGAGTTACTTTGTCGGCTGTGGTAGTGCCATCTGGTGCTGTGTCTGCGTCACCAGTTACAGTTACTGAACCTGCCACACTCCAAAATGATTGTGTAAAATCTTCAGAATAAGTAAAAAGATTTGTAGTAATTGATGCAAAACTTACAACCTCATTAGTTGATTCAATCTCCGCAACAACACTAGTTG